TCATTTTAAATTCTCTACTTTTCTTAAGTGGGACGTATTTGGGACACAAGTGCCAAAAATACTGTCTATTTGCTTTGCATGTTCAGTTAAATGATTAGGCGCTAGGTGAGCATACCTTCTAACCATATCAACTGATTCCCATCCGCCCATTTCTTGTAATACTGAAAGCGGAACTCCGGACTGAATTAACCAGCTCGCCCATGTGTGGCGCAGATCATGAAAGCGGAAGTTTTCTATTCCTGCTCTTTTTAACGCTGCTCTCCATGCTGTGTTAGAATCAACTCGCATTTTTCTAACGCTTGGCGTTAATGTTCCGTCTGGTCTCTTCTTTGATTCAGTATGAACAAATACCCATTTGTGATGGTTTCCTATTTGCTCCTTAAGAACCTGACAAGCAGTGTCATTTAAAGCAACACCAATTGCTTGGCCTGATTTGCTATCCTCTGGGTTTATCCATGCAACTTTCCTTTGCATATCAATTTGACTCCACTCTAAATTGATAATATTGGATCGCCTTAATCCAGTGGACAATGCAAATGTAACTACGGATTTCAGTGGTTCAGGGCATTCTTGAATCAGTCTTTTAGCTTCATGATGCTCTAACCACCGAACCCGCTTTTCTCTGATTGTTGGAACTTTGATAACGGGAGATTTTTCTAACCATTTCCAGTCACGTTCAGCAGCTCTTAACAGCGATTTCATGATGGCGAGATGCTTTGCTTTGGTTGCGTTACTGACAGGGACATCAGTAAATGCGGGGATTTCCTTTCCCTTTCTTTTAGCTGATTCCGCTTGTTTTTCCCATCTCTCCCTTGCTTTTCTGTTTACCATCTTATTGATAACGGAATATATTTTTGCTTCTGTAATATCCTTAAGTCGGTAACATTCAAAGTGATCTAACCAAAAAGAAAGCCGACCTTTATCGTCATCCAGTGATTTTTTGTCTGCTTTCTCTTCAATCCATCGAACTATAGCCTCTTCGAAAGTAACATCAGGAAAGTCACCAAGACGTTCTATGCGCCATAACTCGACCTTTCTTGTGTCGTGCAACTCCTGCGCGAGCTTCTTGTCCTCTGTGCCAAGAGATTCCTTGATTCTTTTACCGCTTGGCGTCGTGTAGTTTCCGTACCATATTTTACCTCTTCTGAATAAAGACATGATTTTCCCTCTCGTGTCTCACCAGCGTTCACTGGTATATTGTGAATTGATTTATTAGCCGCCGCAATACACGCAGCTCTCGTAAATAGGTATGGCGAGTTTTTCTTTGATGGATCCTTTCTTGTGTATGCAATCAATCCTAGCTTGCACCAACGAGAGAGAGTGTCTTCTGATATACCAATATATGCGGCAGCTTCTTTTCTTGGCATGGTCATCCCTTCCATTTTACCCTCCTATCCATTCTTCCTTTTATACTGTTCATGATCATCACCACAATCTTTACTGCAATATGCGCTATTAGGTGCGACTGGTTCTTCGTGGCACCAGATGCACATTCCGTTGTATGATTTAATTGCAGGTTTTCTATTAAGTAATGAAGCTTGAATATGTAATTCGTTTATTTCGTTGGCTGAGTCGATAATGTCCATAATTACGCCTGTCCTGTTTCAATTAAATAAATTAGTAAACATAGTGCTATTAACCCTGAAAATTCAGTAAATGTCATAATTCACCTATGCTATTTTCCATTCATTTAATATTTTATTACCGATATTAATTAATTCGTCTCTATCAACAGTATTAATTATCTTTCGTGGCTTGATATATGGTCGCCATATTAAAATCATTGAGCCTTTATTATTACCATTGACGGGTTTGTTTGTTCCTGCATTAATAAAAGATATTCTTCCTCCTGTAATTAGTCTCACTTCATCAACTGTTTCTAATGCAGAATTAAACCAACCGACAGAAGTATCAGCAGGAATTAACATCACGACAGGCTGTAATTGTTTTTTACATTGTTCGGCGGCTTTATTAATCCAAGGTTGAATATCAGAATAGGGTGGGTTAATCCAAATAGCACCGTAACTTTCCCAGTCGCAATTTAACGAGTCGTCTTTTTCGGTGAGGCAATGAGAGCAGAGAGCATTATTTTTATCGGCGGCGGCATCTAAATAGAAACCAAATTCAGCGTCCAATGCTGTAAATAAAGGTAGGGGAGTTTGCCATCTATCACGCAATTCCTTTGGTGTATGGCTACCTCCGTAGTCATTTTTCATTTCTCATCACCTCACCACAAACAACTTCAACATTCCTCACTGACATTAAATATTCAGCGCGTTTATTGCATTCCGATTGCGTATATATACCTTCCGTTACAGGCACAGCAGAACCCTGTATTAGCATGAGTAATACATATCCGATTATTTGCATGGTTATTTATTTAGAATGTTTAATTATAATTTCTTTAATCCAACTTTCAGCTTCATCATTGCATGACAAAACACTATCCATCATTAATTCAATATCGATAGATTCATTTGCAATATGAGTTAAAGTATTCATAAACATTGCGAACTGAGATTCGTCACATTCAATAAAGTTAGCTCTGTATGCGCTAATTAAATGATTACGAGCATATAGAACGCCTAATTTCATTTGTTCTCTGTTATATTCATCATTCATTTTTTTATTTTCACTCCATTGCTGATTAATATTTGCTTGAAATCATCTATCGCGTTGTTATAGCCTTCACACAAACCCTCCTCAAACGAATCATCATCCATAGTTGGTAATTTAACCGGTAACTCAACCTCCAAACTCTCGCGTGATGCTTGCCATACATTGAATAGATTTATCGTTGATGATTTATTCTTACTGCGCCACTCTTCAAACTGCTTCCTTGATTTATCCATTACTCCACCTTTCTATATCCAGCGTCATATATTTTTTCAGCGATTTCATACATTGAAGTACCACCTTCGATACTTTCAAGAAAATCACCTAATTCTCTAACTTGCTTAAAGGACATTTCCTTACGTTTTTCATCTGCCATTTCCTTCGCCAAATCTGAGCAATAAAAACAAATATTTGCTGCTTTACCTTGGATTAAATTGTCCTTACCCACGTTACCACCGCAAAGATTGCAAACATTCTTAGGGTCTGGTTCTGGCAATGTAAATTTCATAATTTGATTATGGTATGTAAAAGTATTCATATTCATTCCTCTTCATTGCATCCCTGCGAGTTAAATTATCATGCGAACTTTGGTAGCTTATTACCTGTAAGTTCCTCTGCGTCCTTCATAAAGTCGGTGGCTTGCTCTTCCATTCCAACGCCGAAATCATATTTATGAACCGCTTTAGCCATTAAGAAAGCGCCAGCAAAAAGAACTTCTTTCAACTTTTCATTTTCTTTTTGTAACTGTTCAATAGTCATATCTATCTCCTGTTTGCATCCTTGCACTGAGTCCGTTGGTTAATTGATGTTTTTCTTTATTAGGTAAGAAAGAAAGCGTAATGCTCGTTGATAGAATTCAGGTCTGTCATCCCAAATGTTGTAGCCAGCATATCCAGTGTCGTATTCTGGTTTTTCAGATGGATACTTCTTGAATATTCTCGCCTTGGCCTCTGCTTTAATTGCGGATTCCTTGCTGAAATATCGCCTATTCCTAGTTGGCGAGTAATAGACTTTTACCACCTCAGTAGTTACAGGCATGGTCATATCCTTTGGTTAATTAAATAATTCCTTTGCGATACTCTTTTTCTAACAAAGTTTCTTTACTACAAACTTCGAGACTTCCCTTAAGTAATTCTCGGTTAGCTTTCCCGATAGGGTTGTCTGTACTTATATCTAACCCATTTAGTGGTCTAGACATGGAGTCATGGCGACTGATAATTTCATTCCTTTTCCTGTCAACTCGGTCGCATACTTCATCAAAATGCTCTTCGCAGGAATGAAAACCTCGGTACTCATACCCGTTATAGTCATCAAGTTCTTTCTTGCATAAGCAGCATTTATTCATGGTTATATCCTTTGGTTAAATCACATAAATAGCGTGGCGTGGGTAGGGGAGTCCGATAGGGGCAAAAGGTATAGGATCATCCCAATCTTGAGGAGGTTCACTTTGCGGTGTTTGATTATTCGATGCTTGTTTTGGTGCTTGTGGTTGCTGAGGCTGGCCCCATCCTTGAGGCTGTGGTTTCTGGCTCCCTGCCTGATTACCACCGTTACCGCCAAAATCTAATTGGTTAACGATAATTACTGGTGCTGATTTTTTCTCACCACTCTGGCTTGTCCATTCTTCCATGACGAATTCACCAGTAACTGTAACCTTTATTCCCTTGGTTAGATGCGGAGGTAACTTTTCAGCTTTAGGGCCAAACATCTTGCAGATAACCCAAGATACTTTTTCGTGCTCTCCGTAGCCTTGTTTCACTGGCAAACTAAAAGATGCAACCGCCTTACCATTTGGCGTCCATCGTTGTTCGCAATCTTTACCTAAGTTTCCACTTGCCATTATTGTGTTAATTGCCATTATTGCCTACCTCCTCATATTCTCCTTCAAAAATGGTTGCATTCTCTTGGTCTACATTAGCCTCTGCTTTTTCATCAAGAATTACCGCTTTTTGCATTTCGATAGAGACTGGCAGATATTTAAATAAGCGACGGATAACGGTTTTCTTCGCCATTTCTTCCCAGTGAGAGACCCAAGGCCCATTTTGACCAGCCTTACTTGATGCTCTGACTTTCTCAATTTGGTTATGCGTCATAACTTCAAACTGGACACCGCCATCTTTCAGCCTTGCGACAGCGTAAACGTGTGTAATTGGTGAGTCCTCATTTTCACCCGGTACGTGCGTTAAGTTTTCATTCAGTCCATACTCAAAGTGGAAACTATCTCCTTGCCTTACCGTTCTGGCTGAAATGCTGATTATTTGATTTGAGCGACGAGCCAGATCAATCATTCCACGGTAGCCAATGATTAGTTGCACATTCGATTGACCCGACTTTGCTTTACCATTGCCGAATGGGAGTAGGTAAGCATGACCTAAGGCATTACCGGGCTCTAATCCTAGCTGTGAACACTGCACAACAGCACCGATAAAACTCTGCATGTCGCAATTTGCAAGTGCTGGAGTTTTGCGAATCTCCGTTGTCACAATCCGTATCATGCGATCTGGTGTCATGTGGCGAGGAAGGGCGGCCGCTAACTGCGCCTTCATGCTTGGCTGGTTAATGAAGTGAATTAGTTGCTGATCCTTTGTTTTGGTCTTTACCTCTGTACCTTGTGTTTTTTGTAAGTCAGCTTGAGCTAATGGTGGGTTACTCATTCCTTAATTCCTTAGCCCAGTAGGGCAGTGATAATGTGCGTATACCTGCCCATTCATCCGTTTTTAGGCATTCCGCATACGTTCTTAAATTTTGTTTGTAGGTTGTTCGACCAATATCTTTTGCTTGTTGGTCTAAATTGAAAACTCTAACGGGGTATCTACCGCAGTCGATAGTCGTGCTGACAACGAGAAAGACAAATACAGGAGGTTCACCTGTTAATGATTTATATCCATCAGAATAAAAAGAGTCCTGTACGTGATATCGATATTCGTACATGGAGCGGTCAAATCGTTGAATGTCAGCGGAACTTTTTACATCAACAATCCAATGGTGATCTTGAATGAGTTTATCTGGTCTGCAACGACAAAGAATATCCGTATCTTCATCATTCCAATAAATGCTACTCTCAGCTACTCCGTTAGCTTCTAAGCACCATCTTGCGATAGGGTGTGCTATTGCACTATCTCTCATGAGCATCAACTTCCTGTTATCGTCATGAGTGATTGGTGTGATACCTTCCTTTTCACACATTTCGAGAAATTCCTTTTCCTCTTGCTTCCCTGCATTTGTTCTACGATTTACATCAGGGCCTATCTTGTATCGCTTACTGTATTCATCTGGTTCTAACAAAAGGCAATGGATAGCAGTCCCGAAATCCAATGCCTTTATTTTTTCTTCATCAACAGGAGCTTCCTTGCTCCAAATATATTCGGCTGGCATTTCGCTTATTAAATCCAACTGAGATTTACTGATCCCTAATCCATGGTGATAGTCCTCATTTGAAATGTCGTAATAGATACCGGGCTTCATCCTAAAACCTCTTTATCTATCCCGATCTGAATAGCTGTTCTAATTCCGGCTAAAACCGCATCCAGTGCTTGGGGACTAATTTCAAATACCGGGTTTAACTTCCTTGCTAAATCCATGCACAGTAGTTCTTCTGGTAGGCTATCCATAACCTCATCAACTGATATTTTCTCTTCCTGAGAATTAACAAACGCTTCTCGTTCCATTTGGCGTTCGTACCAGTCGTTTCTGAGTCCGTATATGTTGGTAATCATGCAACCCTCCTTAGCAGAGCCAGCTTATAAATAGGGGCGCCCTTGATTGCTTCATTGACAATCCTGTCAAACTCTTCCTTGTCGAACTGCATAATCCATTGCAGGGCTTCCACGGGGTCAATTTCCGTTAATTTAGCCAGCTCAGCGAAACTTCCTGTCTCAATACTAAGCTTGCTACTTTCATCAAATTCCATGACTGTTTTGCCGTCTACTACCCGAGTTCCGTTCGAGTATCTGTATGAAATTTGCATAATCACCTCAACTTACAAATGTCGGTATTACGCCAACGGTTGTCACAATGACCACAGCTAAACTGAATAACCATGGGCTTGTACGTTTATTTTTACGTGCTTGAGGCGTAGTGATACGCACCGCCATGCAATCACGCATAGCGCTGTAATAGTTAGTTTTCATTGTTACCTCGCTAGGTGAGCGATAGGGTGGTTATCTGGTGTTGGTGCGGTAGGTTAAATTCCGAGGCGTTTTGCTAACTCAACAGCCTTAAGTAGTCCGCCTCGTTTAACGCTTCGCTTGTGCTGATATTTGTTTGTTGTTGGATAAAATAGAACCTTTCCTTTCTTTGTTTGAAAGTGAATAGTTCCACTTGAATCTCTGGTGTACGGAATATCTATATCCTTTAGTTGCTCAGTATTATTTTTAAGTCGCTCTAATTTCCGCTCTTTTACCATTTCCTTGTATGCGCGAAAATCGTCTCCTACATCACCCATAATTAATTCCTTATGTGCTAGTAATTCATTGTCATATGAGGGATTTGTTTACTTGCGACTAGCTTAATAAATTCAGTTGCTAATTTTTCATCAAATCCGTTACTGACTAACGCCTGTAATGTTTCTTGGTTATACTTGCGACGATGTTCCTTATCAGCCTGACGTTTAGCTTCCTCCTGACGCTTACGTTCTTCTTCTGCTAATCGCGCTTGTTCTGCTTCCTGTGCTTTCTTGCGTACGGCGTCGATAGCTAATTGTTTCTCACGTTCGGCTCGCTCCTGAGCTTCTTTAGCATCACGTTCAGCCTTTTCCTTAGCTTCTTTTGCTGCTTGCTCTGCACGTTGAATTGCTTCCTGCTTTTCACGCTCTGCACGTTCAGCGGCTTCTTTTGCTTCACGCTCACGCCGTGCTGCCGCTTCAATTTCTTGCTGTGCTTTGCGCTCAGCTTCAAGTCTTGCCTGTTCCGCAGCTTGTCGCTTCATTTCTTCTTCACGAGCAATGCGTTTGCGTTCTTCTTCAGCTTTGCGTAAATCAAACAGCTCGTTCATTTGCAGAGCTTCTTCATGATCAACTTCGATTTGCTTCTTAAGCGCTTCGGCTTCTTCGCGAGCTTTTTCTTGTGCTTCCCACTCTGTTAGTGGCTTGCGAATATCTGTGCTTAATGCATCTAGCTCGTCACGAAATATCTTACGACTAGCATCAACTTTTTTGGGTAACTCTTTTAACTTATCGACAACTGCTTTACCTTCCTTGTCGATATACGTTTTTGTTTGAGCAACTTTGTACGCCAGAGATGCAAAAGCCTTTCGATTTTTAGCTACTGAGAAATCACTGTCGAGTTCTTTTCGCTCTTCTTCTGCAAGAGATTTAATGTGCTCTAGCATCTGATTTACTTTCTCAGGCGCTGTAAACAAATCTAGCGCCGTTGCCTGTTCAATTACGACTAATTCATTTGCCATTTCCTATGTTCCTTATGTGCGTATTCCTCACTATTAATAGCGATATGAAATGTGTAGTGGTGGGTTACTGCTGACTGAGAGCTTTTGCGATTGCTAATAAATACGTTTAATGAAGTCTTGCAGAGATGTTGACTGGTTTAATTCATTTAAGTACTTTTCAGCTCCAGCCTTGATTTGCTCATAGTTATTAAATGCATTAACAAGGTCATCCTCATTGTTCATTACGATACCGAAATCTACTTCTGCACCATCATATTGTGTGATTAGTGATAATTTGGGCTCACCATCTTCACTTTCGGTCTTTTTTACAAGTAACTGATAATTTCCACTTTCAAATAAATGTACAAATTTATTCTGCATATCACCCCCTAGCCTTTAACATTGCATCTGCAACACGATATGCATCCCGTGATACCCATTCTGCTGATTTGTCATTGACGTTATCAAGTTGAGCAGGATTAGCTAAAATTCCCTGCATAGCAGCCATTGCGAACCTGTCGCGTAATGATGCTGATGTAATGCTTCCATCACTTTTGTAATGTGCGTCGTAGTTTTTATCTGCCATACTCCCTCCGTTATTAACTAAACATGATGCTAGTCGTCTTCTGGATAAAGCATTTCCTGTAATTCTTCAGGCGTTGGCTTTTTCCAGTTCGTTATTTTTCCTGTTTCGATATCGATATCTAACATCAAATAATCACCATAGTGGTCACCGGGGAAAAAGTTAGGAACATAGTAGTTATAGTCTTCTACTTTATTCCCGTTAGCATCAAGAATGTCACAGTTGAAACTGTCAGAAACTTTAATGCAGGTTCTTAGCGTTTTAATGTCAACTTTCGCTTTTGTATTTACTTCAATTTCCATCTCTATCTCCTATCTATTAATCAACTCACCACAGCCCACAGAATGGGCTGGGATTAGTTGACTACTTGATATAATCTGGAATAACTTTAATCGCCTTTTGTGGTTGCCACTTAACGAGTTCATGTAAAATATCTCTAAGCTCAGAGAACCTCATCCCTCGCCTTTTGGCATCCAACTTAATTAATTCTTTATCCACCTTGCTCCATAACTCTTGCGCGATTTCTTTGTTATCAGCAAATACAGACTTTGCTAAATCTGATTTGTCTTTTTCAAGGCTCGCTTGCTTTGCTTTGTATTTATCCAACTGGGCATCAATATTCCCACGTTTAGATAATGGAACGTTTAATACTCCGTGGTCTAGCATGTTCATCCCCTCGCCGTCACCCCGAACTCACTGCTCGGCTGTTTTGTTTTAACTCCTGAAAATACTGCTACATTAGGTAAGCAACAGTTATCTCCACTTGGATGATGTTTTGTTGGCTTGAGAGAGAGAACATGGCGTTCTGGCTTCTCAACACCAAATATCGAATCCCAAATTTCTTCCACTGAGCGACTTTTCTGTTTAGCTTTTAACTCATTACGTTGCTTGTAGTATTCTCCGTTGCGTTTGTATCTACGCATCTTTAAATTATCTTTAGCTGGTAAAAAAGTAATAGTTGCCATATTTGCCTCCTAAGTGATCTTTGGTGATTGGCTGTGATGCAACTATCCACAATTCTCACTATCCTCATAGTGACAGAGCTAGCCAATCCCAAAAACCACTCAGTGGTTGCTCGGAGACGTTCCTCTGAGCGGGTTCCTAATTGTAAAAGAGCGAACTTCCTATTTATCTATGGCTCCTTGCCTTTGATGTGATAAATATAACCAGCGGTGATTTATAAGTCAACACCGCAGGTGATAATGATATAACTTGCGGTGTTAATTTATTGTATTTTCAGGTAATTTATTTTCAAAAAAATCTCAGATTGGAATGCAGATCACTTCTTTGGAGGGGATGGGGTACAAAAAAGCCCTCGCGGTGAGGGCTGGGGTTATCTATGTTTTGTTAAGTCTATAAGAGGCTTAAGGCTTTCTACTATCTGCTGTCTTACATCGTCTTCTAAAGTTGGTTTGTGATACTTATCCCACTTAATCATTGATACAGCATCACAAAACTCCTTATAAGCCACTATCAGTTTTTCTCTTTCCTTTTCTTTCATATGGATAGAAAGATTTAATATTTCTTTTTCATTAACTAAAGAACGGTGAACACATAGCCCTAAATCTAGATCTTTCTTGGCTTTAATGAGCCTTATGTAGATAGGGTCTGCAACTGAATTAAACTCTTTGCGCAGGTCGTTGCGTCTGTTCGAATAAACACCAATAAAGTATGATGCAATTATTGCAACGATTGATATAATCCTTTCAGTATTTGCAATAATCCACTTAACTATTTCATCCACTATCGAGGTTCCTATGCCTAACTTGGAAGCCAAAATCATTGAATTAGAAAAGGCGAATGCAGTATTACAAAGCCAGTATGGAAACCTATTGGCTATTTGCATTGGACTTATCGTAGTTATGTTTATAGCCATCTATCGGTTAAAATAAGATTATTAAAACGTGTCGTCAGGCCATTGTGACTTGATTACCTTACCTATGATTGTGCAGTTCCCGTTAATAGGGATCAGGTCATAGCGTGGGTTTAATGGCTCTAGATACTCAATCCCACCGTCTCTAATCAATCGTTTGAATGTGAATTCATCATTTAGCAAACGAGCGACACAGAAATCTCCGAACTCTACTTCTTCCTCAGGATCAACCAAGATAAGCATTCCTTCAGGAAAACTTGGCTTACCTCCTGGTGGTGCTGTCATTGATTGACCTTCAACCTCTAACCAGAAAGCGCGCTCACTGGCTTTCTTAGCCGTAGGAATCCACGACACAGCATCTTTCTGAGTATATGAGTTAAATTCTGTTGAGAAAGCGCCAGCTTGTACCTTTGTGAATAGAGGGTATTGATATTTCTCATCCATGCTTGGTGTTTTTAATGGGCTGACAGCCTTAAACATGCCTCTAATTTCTTTAGCTAGTGATGGGCTAAATTCATCAACGGTAACTTGTAACGCCTCAGCTAACTTTGCTGCGTTTTCTATGTTTAGAGCATTTACTCCATTCAATAACTGAGCAACAGCGCTCTGCCCCATGCCGATTGAATCGCCTAGGGTTTCTTGTGATAAGCCAAGCTCTTTCTTTTTTGCCTCAAAGATATTTTTCAGGCGAAGAGCATCAGCTTTTTGTTCTTCTGTGATCGGTTTCTTTTTCATACTGCAATTTTATTACCAAATGGAATATTTACCAATCACCGCAGGTGTTGACTATTTTATCACTTGCGGTGATAATAATTAAAAAAGGAGAAACTATGGAAAGAGTCCCATTAACTAAATTTGCTACTGAGCTAGGACAACACAAAACAGCTGAATTGTTAGGTGTTAGGCAAAGTGCGATAAGTAAAGCAATTTTAAAAAAACGAAATATTTTCGTTATCAGAAAACAAGATGGAACAGTTGAAGCTGAAGAAGTTAAACCGTTCCCATCAGGTAAATAAGTATCACCAGCTCTTTAACATCGCTAGACCGCTCAGAGGAACGTCTCCGAGCAAACAATCCGCTCATATGGAATGAGCCACGGATCATTACTGCTGTTCCCAATATGGGAAGTAATCTAAGAAGGAATTTAACAAATGGAATGTGCAAAAAATATCAAAGTAGAGTGCTCATCAAACGAATTGATGACGTTTTACATTCAACAAATGTATTCAGTCGGTAATAACGGACTCGCTAAGGCGCTTGGAATACACCCATCAAAATCCAGTCGAGATAAAGCCCGAATATTCGATTTAGCTTGCCAGTTGGTGAGTAAGTTCGGATTACCCCCTGACTCTGTAAATATCAGTGATAAGCCAACGAAAGTTGTCCTTGAAGGTGATTATGCAGAAAGGGTTATTCAGGCTCTTGAAGGGAAGGGAAAGGTTAAAAGAAAAGCCCCAGCGGTAACTGAGGCTTCTCAACAAATGGACTTAACCATTTAG